GACCCTGTAATATCATTTCTATCAATTTGTTCTCCAGTAATTTTACTAATTACTTCTTGAATTGCAGTTGTTGCTGCATTGGGGAGGAGTTGATTGATACCAGTATCAGCGACTCTTCCAATGTTTGCTGCAGCATTTTTTAAATCAGCTCCTGCAACACCTAGAACATCTCTACCTACATTACTAAAAGATTTACCACTCCAGTTTGCTTTGTATCCAGTAGATATATCCTCTGGCATGTAAAGGACTACTGATGGGATACCACTAGTTTTTTCATAGAATGCTGCATCTGTAGCAGACTGATTGTATTGAGCCAGACCACCCATCGTATTGTTTTCACCGTCTTTGTTAAGACCTTGGAAAGGTGGTTTGTATTCATAGAATTCAAACAAAACATAATCAGTTTCACCAAGAGCAACATCTTCTGGGTATCTTAAAATATCAGCAGGAACATCTCCTGCTGTTAGAGTATCATAGTTTTGTCTTGTTCTTTTTGCTTCTAACTGAGCACTTTTAAATTGAGTCTTTGTAATTTTAGACCACGTTTGTCCATTAAATCTCCAGTATGCTATCTTGCCATTACGATTTGCAACACGGGTAGTTGTCAGATCGCCAACCTTATCAGTGTCTTTGATCGGGGGAAAAGGTGGCTTAGCATTCCTACCAGTAAATGTTTTACGTTGGTGCTCAGCTTGTAATTCGTAATTTTCAACTGGATCTACTCTCCAACTCCCTAAAGCCATTACTTAGACATCTCCTTTGATTGTTTTGTTCCATAACCTTTGATGAGTCTTTGACCTTTAATCTTATCGTAAAAAGCATCATCTGTCTCTTCCCACACAACCTGTTGGTCGATCGGGAACACCATTCCATTAAGGTCTTTCACAAAATCTGCTGTTGGTAGGAGAATGGCAGTGTCCCATTCACTAGCAGCGAGATCTAAATATAATCCATCTACATGGGGGTGTAGATATTTATGGAAACACTTCTTGGGTATGTCAATTCTACCCTGCATCAATTTTTTAGTTGCAATAATTCTTTTCTTGGGTGATAGGTAGTGTAAGTTAGCACCCCAGAATTCTGATTTAGATGACTTAATTACATACACTAGAGGGAATCTGTCATAGTAAGGCAACCATCTCATCTTTGCCTTATACTCAAACATATACAGATGACCTGCTACTGTATATTTTCTTAGTTCATTTGAATCTTGCTCTTTAGCAGCACCTACTCTGTCTGCTCGTTCATCTAAGATATACTTTTTAAAGTTCTTTTTGTATCTACTTGCTTCAGACTTAACTGCTGATCTATACCATGAGAGAGACTTCTTCTCTCCTGCTGTAGCAGCATTCACTCTCTCGAAGAGTGTTTTGTATCCTGGATCTTTATTTACAGCATTGCGCTGGACTGAGGCGAATCCTGTTGCCATTGTTCTAGACTCCTAAGTGATCTTCGGTTAGTATTAAGAAGTTCATCTGCCTGTCTTCACAATACTCACGCGCTGCTGACCACTTAGTTTGGTTTTTAGCGTATGTTAATGCAGCATTACGATAAGAGGCAGTTCGTTTATTCTTGTCATTCGGTGGTTGTGTTTGTTTTTTGGGTTTTACTTCAATAATATACTTCGTGATCCTACCAGACTTTTCACGAACTTTAATATAGAAGTCTGGATAGTAACGTCTCACTTTACCATCAGGTGCTCTGTATGGTATGATGATCTCTTCACTACCCCACTGTAATATGTTAGGGTTATTGTCACAGAACACCATGAACTTTCGTTCCCATAGCGACCTATAAACAATGTTTGTCGGGTTGCCACGGTACTTCTGAGGATGTATTGGTTTAAAATACCCAGAGTACGCCATAAATATAGTTGTTCCAACATAGCTATTTAGCGTGTCAATAAAAAGTTCTAGTAGTATATCCTCCTTTTTGGGACAGATAAACAAACATGGTGGAGTTTCAACCTCAAATAACTTTATTGTTGAAGTTGATTACTTTGCTCCAAGTATAGATGGTGCATTCAGTAATCAAGCTGATATGAACACCGCTTTACTATTTTTGTGTGATGAAGCACAATTACCAAACGTAAATACTGCTTCAGGAACTCAAAATGGTGTTTTAACTGGTATTGGTTCTGTAGATTACCCACATACTAAGATATTTACAGAAATTCAACTGACTTTTATGCTAGATGCTAATCTATCATTACTCAAGTTCTTTAATGAGTGGTATAGTCGCATTTTTAGGGACGATGGTGCTTCAATTCATGGTTCTGAACAAACTTTATCACCACAGAACAGAGCAACTAGACTAGCATATCGTACTTCGTATGCCCGCACTATTAAGATTACAAAAACAGAACCAGGACCAGAGGATGCAGCACAAAGGAAACCAATTACTTATGTCTTAGAAAATGCATGGCCATACGCCATTGATGCTGTTCCTCTTCAATTTGGTGCATCCCAAATTACCAAATTGACAGTAAACTTTAAATATGAGAGACATCAAATTATTCAAAGAGACATTAGGAATATTTCTGGAATGAAAAAGGGTGAGATAACAAAATATCTACGTGATGATGGTCCTGGAAAAGGCAAACAAAATTTAGTGAAGACTGGTCCAGATGGAAACTTATACACCTGGCCACCACTAACTCCACCACCACCTGTACCACCATCAGCACCTACAGCAAATTGACTTTTCAATTCCATAAAAGGGGGAAAATTTTTTCCGCTAATTTTTGGTTCTAAAAGTCGCGCTAAATATACATATGAACTGGTCTAAACATTATGGCATTACCACAAGTTGTGCTTCCAACGTATGAGTTGGAAATTCCTTCTAATGGAAAAAAACTCAAATATCGTCCATTTGTTGTAAAAGAAGAAAAACTGCTATTGTTAGCATTAGAGTCAGAGGACGAAAAGGAGATTGAAAAAGCAGTTAAAGCACTATTGAAGAGTTGTATCTCTTCTCGTGTGAAACTGGAAGATTTGGCAATGTTTGATTTGGAGTATATTTTCCTCCAGATTCGTGCTGTATCTGTTGGCGATTTAGTTGAAATGGTCGTCACATGTAAAGATGATGAAAAAACTCAAGTCAAATATACTCTTAATTTGTCTGAAGTTAGTGTCACAAAACCAGAAGGACATGATTCTAAAATCATGTTAACAGATGAATTGGGTGTTATCATGAAATATCCTGCTTGGAGTGAATTTATCACTGGATCAGTTATGGGTCAATCACCATCAGCTGAGGGTATCATTGATATTATTGCATCTTGCGTTGATCAAATCTTTGATAAAGAGGATGTGTATGATAGTTCTACTACATCAAAGAAAGAATTTGTTCAATTCATTGAGGGTCTTACCAATACTCAATTTGAGAAAATTCAGAAATTCTTTGAGTCTACTCCAAGACTTGAGCACACGTTCACGGTGACTAATCCTAATACAGGAAAAGATTCTGAATTCACAATTACAGGGTTATCTAGTTTTTTCGGGTAGCCCTCTTTCATAATACGCTAGAGGGGTACTATAAAACCAACTTTGCTTTGATGCAGCATCATAAATATAGCTTGACGGAGATTGAAAATATGATGCCTTGGGAGAGACAAGTATATACGACTCTCTTAATGCAGCATTTGGAACTAGTCAAAAAAGCACAAGAGGCAGCTAAGCAGTAATGGCACACGGTTTTCTATCATATCAAGATACTAGAGGCGAGGTAGATTGGCTCGGTAAAACTCTTGGTGCCATAAAGGATTATCTAGATAATCGCGAAAAAAAGGAAAAAGTCGCGGATATGGTCGCCGCGAAAGTAAATGTATTAAATGACCAAAAAGCATTACCACAAGGTCAAACACCTCTATTAAGAGGTGGGAATGAGAAACAGATAGCAGGAACACCACTGCAAAAAATGCTTGGTGGGACTGCACTACAAAAATCTTTACCTGGAGCAGTAGCAAAACAACCTGACGTAGTAGGTGGACCATTAGCAAAGGCAGGATTCAGCGGTAGAAGATTAAAACCAGAAGGATTTGTTTCTGATCAAATTGTAGATATTGGTGCGACAAATCTTGGTTATGAGAGAGATCTTGGCGGATCTGATATGTTCGTCAAAACTCTCAGTGATGTTTCTGGAGATAGTAGTCAAGTAGTACAGGCAATTGACAGATTGACCATGGTCACAATGACCTTGGTCTCTGCTACACAGGAACAAACAAATAGTCAGAAGCAGATTGCTGCCGCACAGCAACAGCATTCGGATAAATTAGCAAGAAAGTCAATAGCAGCTGCAGAGGAGACTTCTCTAGAACAAGGTGGAGATTTTTCTAGTAATGCTGCTTACCTTGCGCTTGCTGGTCAGGGTATGATGGGTCGTCGTGGCGGCGGCGGTGGTCCTGGAATGGGCATCGGCGGCAAAGTTATGGCAAAGAAATTGCTTGGCGCTGCTACTAGAAGAGGTGCTGCTAGAACAGGCACCAGACTAGGTGCTGCAATGGGTGGCAAACTGTTAGGAGGATTTGGAAAAAGAGCAGGTGCTAAATTAGGTGGAAAGGCAATTGGTAAGGTTGCTGGTGGAGCAATTGCAAAGAGTCTAGGTAAGAAGATTCCACTGGTAGGATTAGGATTAGGTGCTGTTTTTGCTGCTCAGAGAGCAATGCAAGGAGATTTCCTTGGTGCTGGTCTTGAATTAGCATCTGGTGCAGCATCTACTGTTCCTGGTCTTGGAACTGCTGGA